CGCTTGAATTGTCGTTTGGGTATGCATCTCGGTAAGCCTGCCGCTGGGGCTTTCCCCCAATGATGCCCTCTAGGAACCCTCTCTGAGAATCTGTCAGCACTCTGACCCTTTTTCCTTTGTCTGCACCTATTGGTTTTCCATCCTTGCGTGTTACTGGCCCTACTGCGAGAGCGGCCAACCGTTCCGCTTCGCTACCGTAATCCCCCCCGGGCAAAATGCTATCACTATCGTCTTCCGCATCATCAAAATCTATCGCCCCGCCGGACTGACTGCCCATAGTGTTCCCCTATCAAGTTACCAATATCTGCCAACGCAGACTATGACTGTACACCTATACAGCTTTGTTCGCATTCTACCAGCAGTCCACAGGTTGTCAACAGGCCACAACATGCCGTCAGGAACCTGTGCATAAAGTTATCCACAGCACTGTGGACAAATAAAGTTATGCACCGCGATCTGTGGATAGAAAATGCACCAAAAAGGGGAAAACCGCGCAGGAGGCAGCCTAGCCACTTTTACTAAAACGCCGCCACGGGCCTTCTAGGGGCCTTCTAGTGGCATGTATGTCCATACAGTTTTAGCCTTTTTTCATCGCTTGGCACGGTCTTTGCTACGCGCAGGCGCACTTTGTCATATGAGCCTAGATGCCAGTAGATGCCACATAAAAACAACAGCCAAAAACTTTTTTTTGTTTACACCACTTGAAAGCCTGCCGATAGTGCTAATATTCGGTCTGTCACCACTACTATCAACAAGGACACCATGACAAAGTCTGAAGCTTTCGAAACAAAAAAGACCGTGCAATACGGCGAGACCCTTGGCGCTGACTACATGGCACGCGCCCTGAGTGCCCTGTATAGGGCAGCACGCAGCAAGCGCTCCAAAATGGAAATCTTGGCTGTTGCCCTTGACGAAGGTGTCACCGCCCACCCTGAATTCATTATCTAAGGACACATCATGAGACTGATATTTGCACTTTCAGGCTACGCCCTTGCTGGCGTGGCCGTTGCCGCATGGGCGACTGGCGACATTGCCCTCGCCGCCTACCTGCTGGCAACCGCGCTGGCAACTTGGCTCGCGGTGCTCTGAGTCCAGCCGTCTGGCCCTTCTAGCAGGGGCCTTTCGGCTGGGCTTTTCCAGCGCCAACTAGGAACCATATATGGACACACTACACCTAAACCGGGAAGCGTGGCTGGGGGCTGCAGTCGAGGAACTGCGCCCAGTCTTTGCAGCGCAGGGGCATACCCTGCCTGCTGCCATCGCCGTCACTTGCGGCTTCCCTTCTACCGCCTCGCGCAGTGGCGCTATCGGGCAATGCTGGAGCGCAGCCGCATCCTCAGGCGGCACTGTCGAGGTGCTGATTAGCCCTGAACTGGCCGACCCATCAAGGGTCTTTGATGTGCTGATTCATGAACTGGCGCACTCAGCCCCGGGATGTTTCAGCCACGGCGTGACGTTTCAGCGGTTGTGCAGCGCAATGCTGTTGCACCCTGTTGGGGCAAGCTGGAAGGCGACAGTAGCAGGCCCGAAATTCAAAGGGGCCTATGCCCCCATCATCGATTCTCTTGGCGCATACCCGCACACAACCCTGAGTATGAGCAAAAGAAAAGTTCAAACCACGCGCATGTTGAAGTTAATATGCCCGACATGCGGGTATACGCTTCGCACCAGTGCAAAGTGGCTGGCACTGGGTTTGCCGACCTGCCATGACGGCGATACATTTAATATTGTTGAAGGGGAATAATGATGGCGCAATCTCTTAATGAAATAATTCGGGTTGTAGCCCTGCTGCCACTCAAGCAGGTAATGGCTGCAGCGGCAAAAGCAAACCCCGTTGCTAATATCCAGACAAAGTCGGAGGCAGTGGCACTGCTGGCCGACTTAATATATCGTGGCACGACTGACATAAGCTGGGTACAGGCCCAGAAAATACCAGCCGATGGAGCCGCTCCGCTGAAAAATGTTGCACTTGCTAACGTCATCGATCAGACGGTGATTGAAGCCGCGCAGCGGCGTGCAGATGATGCGACTGCAAAGGCTGACCGGGCTGGCACTGAGGCTGGGCTGGCTGCTAAAGCTGCCAGCAGCGCAGTCGCCGTTGCGTCCCGCGCTGAGGCCGTTGCACTGGATGCCGTGGCGGGGGTCAAAGCGGCTGCTGCCGCTGCCGATGTTACTGCTGCAAATCTGGCCCTGCTGGCCGACGATATCCGGACAATTCGGGAGCGAGTGGGCAGTCTCGCGACTGTGAAAATTGACAGTGCTACCGTTGCCACTGCCGTGGCTGCTGCCGTGGCTGGGGCATTTGCACCGTTTAAAAAGGCCGTGATTGATGCGGGGGCTGAGGCTGCAGTCGGTTCGCTGGCCGGGGCCGTTGTTGTTGACCGCAAGCCTGCGCTGGATATATTCGGGATCGATATCAAGGACTGCAAGGGCAATCAGGTATTGGTCGATATTTGGAACGCTTCCGATGCACCTGCGCGTGACGCAAATTGGATTTGGAGCGAAGGCATCCTGCGCTACCTGTTGCTGGCGCAGGGAACTGAAACCAATTTGTGGTTTGGCGGCGAGAGAGGCACTGGAAAATCAGATACTGCAAAGCAATTTGCAGCAGCGACTGGGAGGTCGTTTGTCCGCATTAACTTTCGCAAGCATACTGCTGCCGAAGACTATGTCGGGCAGGGGGGGCTGGTAGGGGGCAGCACCGTCTTTGAGCCGGGGTCTTTCCTGAGGGCCTTTGCAGCCCCTAGCACGGTGATACTGCTGGACGAAGTGACAATGGCCCCCGGCGGCGAGCTTGCCCCGCTGAACGGGTTCCTAGAGCCTTCCAGCGCCGTTTCCTACGGCGGCGCTGTTCGTCGCCGCGCCCCCGGTGTGATGGTATTTGCGGCAGACAACACGCTGGGCAATGGGGATGACTCGGGGCGGTATGCTGGGACTGGCACAATGAATTCAAGCCTGATAGATCGGTTCTCCCATGTGATTGCGTTTAAACACCTGCCATTCGCGCAGGAAGTCGATGCAGTGGTGAGGCACACTGGCTGCACCAGAAAACTGGCTGAACATATTTGCAGCGCCATCATCGCGGCCCGAGCTAAAGTCGAGACCGGAGATATCGTTGATGCCCCCAGCATCCGGTCTGTCGTGGCCTTCATCCGGGGCCTAAGCATCCTGCCAATTGAGGATGCATGGGCCACTGCAGTGGTAGCACGCCAGCCAAGCGAGTCGGCGACTGCACTGGAGGCCATCTATGCGGCCTACATCAACACCACTTTGATCGCGAGGGAGATAGCATGAAGCGCACATTCAGGGGCTGGGAAGTCCGCACCGGCGTAGAGGCTGCTGCACATAAGATATGCAGCGATATGGGCCTGCCGACTGTCCGCATTGTATGGAGTAGCAAAGTCAGCACCGCCGCGATTAACTCATCGGGCAAAATGTATCTTGCGGATATTCGTGATGATGCGACTATATCTCGCGCACTGTTCAACCGCTATGTCGGTTATATAGTGCATGAGTTATTGCACCGCAAGTACACTAACTTTGCGTATAATAGTGACAAGCAGTATATCCAGCAGTTGCATAATGCAATTGAGGATATTTGGATAGAGCGTAAAGGTATTGCCGCCAAATTGACTGGCAACATTGGGCCGTTGTTGACAGAGTTAATCGGCCAGATGGTTGCTGAGGCACTGGCTGCCCCGGGGATGGACTGGACTGCTGTTGAGCAATATCCCTTTGTGCTGGCCGTTTTCGGCAGGCGCTATGCGCCGCCAGTGCCAGTCGCGCAGGGCCTGCTGCCCATTTTTATTGAAGCCAGTAGCAGGGTGGACGACTGCGCCAGCACAAGCGACACGCTGGTGCTCGCGAAGTGGGTCTATGATCAACTGCAGCAAACCCTCCCGCCTGACCCACGACCAGCGGAGCCTAAGCCCGGAGACCAGCCCGGGGATAAGCCCGGAGACAAGCCCGGAGACCAACCCGGGGAAGAGGGCAAGGAAGGCGCAGGGAAGGGTCAGGAAGGCCCTCAGGGCGGCGCTCCCGGTGATGGCAAGGGCAAGGTAGCGGGAAACCCGGGCAAGGCCCAGCGAGTCACCAGCGCAGACACTGCCCGGGAGACTGAGCCGGGAGCGCGGCCTGCCCCCGGGGATTCGGGGAGCGGCACATACGACATTGGGTCGGTGCGCCAGCCTTATCACCATGCAAACACCTACGGCTCCAGCAGCCAAAATTGGAGCCTCAAATGAGCAGCGGAAAATTGCGGTATGAAGTGCGCCGGATGTTCGAAAACACCGCCACTGAGGATTTTCAATGCCATCGGAAAGCGGGATCGCTGGACTCCCGCGCATTCTCGCGCATCGATAGTGGCCGAGTGTTTAAACAGCGCAGGGAAAGCGCCGGGGTTGATAGCGCAGTGGTGATTTTGTTCGATGTATCCTCATCGATGACCGACAATGTCCGCTCTAAGGGCATTGATATGGGGCCGATGAAAATGCGGGAGGCGGTGAAAACCTGCGCCGCGCTGCTAGAGACCCTGAGCGCCGCTCAGGTTGCGACTGCAGTAGTGACATTCGACAACTACTCCAGCATCCTGCAGCCTTTCGGCGGCAGCTATCGCAAGACGCTGCCCCTGCTGCAGCGCCTAAACCCGCAAGGCAGCACCAACGACTACTTTGCCCTGCGTTTCAGCCATCAGATGCTGCTGCGCCGCCCTGAGGCGCGGCGGGTATGCTTTGTCCTGACGGATGGCATGGGCAATGAAGTAGAGGCACGCAAGCAGGTGGTATCAGGGGCTGCACTTGGCATCACGACGATAGGCATCGGGATGTGTACCGATGTGTCGCGTGTTTACCCCAGCAATGTGATGGTGAACGATATGGCCGATCTGGGCAGGGTAGCATTCAGCAAAATCAAAATGTCTGTTTAAACTAAGGGAATCAAACATGAAAACAATTGACTCGCGAGATGGAACTGCGATAGCGCAGGCAACGCTGGAATTATTCATAACCATTGGCACGGCGCTGAGGGAAAACGGTCTGCCCTCAGAGATACATCTGGCGCTAATCACAAAGATATTAGTGCTGATGGGCCGGGACTTGGGGACTAAGCAGGAACTGCTGGATGCAGTCGGCTTTGTGTGGGACTTTGAATGCACCACACCCCCTGCCGGGGAGGTGCATTGACCCCGGTCAAGTGCCTGACCCAGAGTGACCCGACTTTCCTCAAGACCGCATATGGGCATCCCCTATTGGACTTGCAGGATAGTCTGCGCTTTGTCAGGCGCGGTGAGCGATACATCACCTACCAGCCTACCAGCAAGCAGTGGTGCGTCTACACCAACGCTTGGCGTGCTGGGCATCCATCGCGGCATGTAGGATCATTCGATTCTTTGCTGAGGGCGGTGTTCAAAGCATCGCAATAGATCGCGGGGCTTAGGCCCCGTTTTCATGTTTACACTACGTAAGATATCTTACCTACACCAACAGCTATGTTACTGATGCCAGTTGTGTTTCAGGTTGCCATGTGCGTTTAAACGGTAATAGTTTTGGGGGTTTTGGGGGTACATTCCGCACCCGAAGTCAATCGTCAGTTGTTGTACGTTTAAACGCTAGAAGACCAATTCATACTGCCTCAGGAAGCTGGGCGACTTCCCGCCGTAGATCGCGCTTTTCCATAGGGTCACCAGCGGCATGTGATTGTGGCTCTGCACTGGTTCGACCTTGGATATCGGCGCTATCCAGCCCAGCGTTTGAAGCGCCCTGACCCCTGATACCCATGTATTGTGATGGAGGATCACTGGTAGGAATAGCAGGTTCGTTTTGGCATGGCTGCGAAACTCATCACCCATAGCGACTGGCCGTGATAGTAGAAGCTGCTCTGAAAGCACAAAGTACCGCTCCACAAATTCTGGCGCAGATCGATAAGCTTTGCCCCAACATTTGTCTGCCAGCCGTAAGGCATCTTCCATTCTGTTAGCCATGCTTTGCCTTGTTTAAACTCTAAAACTTATCTACCTGCTCTGAATAGGTTCCTGCTGTTTTGTTGTACAGCAGAGTTGTCTCCCCCTGCTGACCGACCCACCTATATCGGCACTTCCACACTGCGATCTGGACTTCCGGGCCTACTGCCCGATGCACTGTCAGGCCGCAATCTGTCTTGGCCCACCATGCCATGCTGCCGCTGATCGCCATGCCGTCTGGCCGTGGCTGATCAACCCCGGTGCGAGTGATCTTTGCGGGATGAGCAACGAACCATGTATGAACATCATGCGTCTTACAGAAGGCCTGCACTTTGGTGAGCATTCGGCTTATGGCATCGGTCTCTGTGACATTGTCCCGGGGCAATTCGATGTAGTTATAGGGATCGATGATCAACCCGCGAACACCCATTCGTTTCACTGCAGCCCTTGACCTCTCCAAGATTGAATCCAGCGTAGATGGCTCTTCACCATTGGTATCGATGAACAGAAAATGTTCGTTTACCCATTTAAACGCATAGTCCCGCTCATCTGTGGTCATTCTGTCCTTGCCATCAAAGAACCGCTTGCCCAGAAAGATTTCCATCAGCCTGCTGATATGGATTTCCGGTTGATTCTCAAACGAGCATATGGCGAACTTCCACGATGACTTCCGCGCTAGGTTGACTGCGATCTGATCGACGAAGTTGGACTTGCCTGAAGACGGATACCCGGTGACCACCGTCAACTGACCCGGCGCTACTGTGTAAACACTATCGACAGAGGCAAACCCGGTGGAAGCCCCTTTTCCCGTTCCCTTGGCAAACAGATCGTTTAAACGCGACTCAAAGGTAGTTGCGTTGGACAGTCCCGAGATCGGATATGCGGTTGCCTTGTCCAGTATGTCCCGTATTTCCCGTGAGGGATCATCAATTAACCGTGAGGGATCATCGTTCAGCAAGACCTCGTTCAAGTCCTTACGGTCAAACTTGGCGAGTCTGCACTTGTCCTTGCCGATGCGCCTTGCAAGTTCTTCAGCCAACGCTTGGCCGGGAACATCTTGGTCTGTTGCTAGGATTACATACGGTGCTGCGTCGATGATGCCCCTTGCGTTCCACACATAGGAGAACCGCTTGTCTTCGCTTGGCAGAACCTTGCCATCTGCTACCTTGATAGGCGCACCAGATGGAACAGATACCACATTTGGTATACCAATCTCCATCAGCGTAAGACAGTCTATCTCTCCTTCTACGATGACAATCGGCTGACCCTTGACCACCTGATCAATGCCAAAGAAGTCATGCGCTCCACCTGAGTCCTGCGTAAAGTCCTTCTCTGGAAAGCTGCGGTACTTGGCTGCAACCAATGCACCGTCACGGTAGTAGGGGAATCCAATTGCATCTGCGTTCTTGTTCAGCTTGCCAAAGAACTTCTCAGCGGAGAACAGGCGCATCCGGTCTGCCGTCCCCTTGCTGATACCCCGTTTCAACAACCATTCATAGTGATGCTTCTGTAGCTTGTTACTTACGATAGCGGCATTGGGGACAGCGGACAATTTACGCTCCTTGGGTTGAATAGAACCACTGCTTTGGCAGTGATGGCAATGGTAGACAACTGCCCCGTCTTCTTTGCGGGTCAGCGTCATGTCTTTTTGGTTCTGTTTGCTGCGTTCCGGGGAACAGTAGGGACAGGAAACCCTAGTCGTTGAATCAAATCGAATTGCTTCGATAAACTCGGCATTCATTTCATTGAGCCATCTGCGTTGCGTTTAAAGCTGCGGTTCTTTGATGGGGCTTGCAGCTTCACCCCGGTGCTGTTGCTTCCACCTTTGCTCAAGGCTTTTACATGGGCAACATCCTTGCCTTTGCGATCAACACCGTCAGTATCTAGCTTGCGCCTTGCCCTTTGCCGTTCCATGCGATCAGGCAACTCACCCCGCGCAGTCTGCGTCTTGTATTCCTGCTTGTAATCTCTCATGATTTTTCCTTTATGGCCTTGTCTATGTCTTCAATCGGAGTCAATGCATCAGCCCTGACGCAGACCCTATCCCCGTACCCAAAGTTATGTGTAAACATCTTTGTCTCAAACTTCTTACGGCTTATGAACCCAACAACATCAACGGATGCTGGTGAAAGTAGAACGCAGGGGATGAACCATTCTGCGCTGAACTCAGACAGATCATTGAAGTAAAACATCTGGTCATCCCTGCGCTGATCCCGGGTCTTGACCTGAATGGTGTGTCCGCGAAACATCATGTCGATGCCACCATCCCCTAGCAATGTAATGTCGTATCTTACACTCGACCCTATGGCTTTGGCTACAGCAGTTTCCCC